CCAGCTTGGCTTGTCGCTTTGCGGCCTTCTTAGCCAGCCTCTTTGCTTCTTTTTCGGCCTCTTTTTTGGCCTTTCTGCGCCTATCAGCTCCAGAACACATGATCAGACTCCGATGTTGAGGCCGGTGCCAGCCGTGGCTTGCAACGCGTTACGCGCAATGCGCAACGTGCTCTTTGGTTTTTTCTTTTTCTCAATGGCGGCAGTCGTTTGCGCTCCTTCGTTAGGACTTGATTGCGATGCAGTAATTGCGTATTGAGCTGTTTGCTGTGCTCCAGCCTGCGCTTGAGCTGCTGCGTTTGCTGCTGCCATTTCAGCTTCCATGTCTGTCTGCTGTTGCGCTAGTTGATCCTGCAACGCCTGTGTTTCCTTGTTTGCAGCGTCAATTTGGCCTTGCAACTGCGCTTCAAAGTCCGATTGCTGAGTAAGTAACTGCGCTTGATAGTCGTCAAGAGCTTTTTGGTTGGCATCGATGTCTTCCTGGCTAGGGCCGACGTATTCGACCTTTGGCGGTTTAGGAGCGGAATAGCCAAAGCACATGGCGAACCTCAAGAAGCGGCAATGGTGAGATTTAGGCCGGAGCCGGCCTTGTTTTTGACAGGTGAAGTGCCTCGCGCAATGCGAAGAGACGACTTCCCTTTGCGTGACTTAATGCCACGCGCTCTGCCGCCAACAAGCGGAGCTTGAGCAGTCTTTTCTGGCGGCGGCGTGCCGACCAACGACTGCAAACGCATGGCGCGAGCGTTGACTTGCGACTGGATCAACTGGGCGTTTTCGGCCTTTTCGCGAGCTTGATCGCTGAGTTGCTCAAGAACTTGCGTCTGCTCCCTCAAGGCTTCGTCTAAGCCGCCCTGCATCTCCTGCATGTTGCTTTGCATTGCCGACTCAATAGCCGCCTTCTGCAAAGCAAACTGCTTGTCATAAGCGTTGTAATCAGGCTGGCGAATTGTCGCCTGAGTACCGCCGCCACCGCCGAAGCACATCTAGATGTCCTCCATTTGGTAGACATTTTTCTCCTGGTCGTCGCATCGCTGCGCTAACCAACGGACGACAGACGCCTGCCCAGCGCGAAACCACACCTCTTTTTCCTCCATCTCAAGAGACGGGGCTTGATCAGGAAACTTAATCGCCATTTCGGCGACAAGGTTGCGATCAATAGAGGGTGCGACTCCCACTCTGCATGTCTGTAGACGTTGCCAGCGTACCCACTAACGCTGTCCCAGCCCAGGTCAAGACGCCATAGTGGGGAAAATTAGTCAACGGAGGCGTAAAAGTGGCTGATCTACAAGAACAGCTGGCGGAAATCCACGAAGAAGTCGTTGCTCAAGTCCTAGAAGACCTAAAAAACGGCGACCGCAAGGCCAGAGCAGAGGCGATGCAGTTGCTAAAGCAAAACAACGTCACCGCTGTCGCCCAAGAAGGCAGCACATTGAAGAAGTTGGCCGGCAAGTTGGACTTTTCCCAAATGGAAGGAAAGGTTGTGCCCCTCAAATCTGCATCTGCTTGATCCCGCCATGCGCACGCGCTGTGGGCTTCGGCCTCCAACCCAACGCCAAAGCGTCAATCGCCGCGCCGGACTCGTCCAGCCAGGCGTCATAAGACTCCTGTTGCAGCTGGTCCGCCCTGGCCTGGCGTGCTCGCTCCTGATCCTGTGCAGCGGATTCAACGAAAAAGCCCACGGCTATAGCGAGAGCATCGAGCCGGTCATCGAACGACAAACAGCCCTTCTCTGCCGTGAGCCGAGAAGCCTGTACGAACAACGACTTGCTGTGCCCGTTCTCCGGGTCCTCGTCAAGAAGTCGGTAATCCTGCTTGATGACCCTGGTCGTGACGACGAGACGATGCTGCTGGATCAAGGGCCCCAACGTGTCGCAAAGCCGCTCCTCTTTACGTTGGTTATGTCGGACCTCTTCGATCGTGACCGGGTGTTCCCGGAGCAGGTGTGGTTTCAGCAGTGCCGAAAACATGCCGTCACCCATATTCGATTCCGCCACGACGTAGTTGACGTCCCATTTTTTGGCGACACGAGCCAAGTGCTGGAGAACCTCATCGGCGTAACCCAGGGTGCTGCCACCTGACTCCAGCAGGAACAGGTTGCCGTTGAGTTCAGCGACGACAGCCCAGGCCAACT